TGCTCAGCCATAATGTTCAGCCCCGCCTGGATGCGGTAGATGATGTTGATGAGGGCGTCACGGTTGAGGACGCGGGCTTCAGGATCGTCGAGGCGGTTCATGCGACCTCCTTGCGGCGCAACAGCCAATTCAACCCGGCTTCAATCCAGAGACTCAGCACAAAGACCGGCTTCACCAGCGGGTCGTTCAGCCAAGCGATAGCCTGACCCGCGCAATGCCGGACTTCCATCAACTCCTCCGCCACATCAAAATACTTCTTCATGTACTGATTGGCTTCCCGCAAGGCGTGCGTGGTTTGCGCTTGCGTGTGCGTCAATGCTCCAAAAATTTTGGCGCATTCGCTATCGGTGATACGACCTTGTTCCAGGGCGTTGGTCAAAACCTCCGCTGCCTGGCGATCAGGGGAGTTTTCCGGCAAGGCAGCCATCAGGCTACGTAGTTCGTTAATGTCGGTGGTCATTATGCGGCTCCCTGATCTTCGGTCGAGGCCAAGATTGCGGCATACAAGTCATGTGATAGCGCCTTTCGAGCGGCCAGCATGAATCTTGACGCGAGGTCTTGCGGTTGCATTTGCGCAAGAAACTGCAATTCCTTGCGAGATGTCGCGTTCCTCATATTTTCAAGCTGAATCTGCTTCCTAAGCACTGCGTCATCTAACGCCGCCTCGGGCAATCCGCTCTTGCGCGCTTTCAGCTTCTTCAATTCCCGTTGCTTCGCAGCTCTCGCCCGATGTAGTTTTGAGAACCAAATCGGATTAACGCTGTTGCCGCTCATCATCATTTTTTCAGTAGACTCAATCTGAGCGCTAATGTCTGAAATAGCGGCCTCAAGGTCTTCAATTAATAAGTCAATCGCTTTGTGTTCGTCGGCATTCATCACGCGGCCTCCTTCATCCCGCCAGACAGCAGGCGATCCAGCACCATCTTGAACCACTTGAGCTGCTTGACCGGCGTTCCGTTGCTATGGCGCTTGCCGGTATCCAGCCACTCGCACAATCCCGCCGCTTTGTCGCTGGGCATCCATTCGCCCATGTCGCGTTTTTGCAGTCCGGCCTGTTCAATCGCCAGGTTGAGCTTGACGGCGGATAGTGGCGGATTGCACATCTTACCCAGTTCAGTCGGCGTGTAAGTACGTCCGCGTTCATCAGCTAGTAGGTGGGTTGCACCCAACGGTTCTAACAAGCTACGCCCGACGATAGCGCGGCAATAGTTGTCTGTCGAAAGGACCGCAGCATTACCCACAATCCCAAACACCTTCAAGGTTCGCATGGTGTCACGGGCGAGCAATTGCAGTTCCCGTTCATCGCGGATTGTGGGCTTGGCGTTGGGTACGGTGTAGCTGCCGGTCTGGCGGATAGAGGGAATCACGTCGTGGGTGATCCACCGCTTGAACATTTTGGCTTCGGGCTTCCGGCTTCCCAAGATCAAGGAGTACAGGCCAGACTCGTTGACGGCGTTTACCTGTAACCCATTTGATGCACCCTCGATTGAAACTAGGGTGCGTTCGTCATCGTCAAGCCGCTTGATCGCGTCAGACGGGTTGCCGATCTCAAGCGCGGCGCAGACATCGGCGGCGACCCACCACGGCTGGTCGTCTTGCATCACGACGCGGATGGTGAAGGTTTCAAACGAGAAGGGGATTAACTGCGTGGTCATGGTGATACTCTCTATAACTTTCTAGTTACCTCAAAACGGAAGAGGTGCCGGGAGGCTAGAAACCGCATAGAGACGGCGGACGCTATTCTTGATATTCACGTCCCCTCCCGACCTTGATCAGGGGGCAAAAAAATACCGCAGGGCTTTCGGGTGCGGGTTCCGCTCTATGTGGAGGTTTCTAGGCTCCGGGACAAAGCATAATCCTGGAACCGAAGGCGCGTCAAGAGTTATCCACAGGTTTGTCCACAGATCCGTTGTCGGCGTTGCAGCGTCCGGCGAGTGACGGTTTGCCGTTCCGGGGCGCGGACATACACCCTATCGCCGCCATAGGTTTGCCGGGCCTGGGCGAGTACCGGCTCCAATCGTTGCAGGGTTGTCGCGTCAGCGGTCAGGGCGTTGCGGATGAATTCGAGAATGTCAGGGGCTTTCATAAACTAATCCTCCGGGTAACGGATTGACGACGAACGGGAGCGGATTGGCGGGCTGGTGGTGTTTGAGCAGCGGGTGTGCGGGCGGGTGGTGTGGGCGCAGCAACAATAACCGGCGCTGGTGCGACAACAGGAGCTGCGCCGGCCCGTGCCTCCCATTTTAACCAATGCGCCTCGCGCCAAGTATGTATTCGTAACGAGGGTTGCATGGCGGCGGCGGTCGCATAGGTGTAGCAGTCTAGCGCTTCATTGCGGGGGCGGATTTTAATCCAGCGCCGTTTCGTTCCGTCCCAAATTTCGGCGGTCAACTGGGCATAAAAGGCGTCATCCAAACCGGACGGGAAGTTCACCAGCCTATCTTGCGGGAGTTGCTTCCGGTCGCCGGCCAGCCGGGCAAAGAGCTGCGCCTTGCTTGTGTCATGGCCGACGATCCACAGTTCCGCGCCGCCCTTAATGACTGATCCGCGCCAAGTGAAGTCCACCTTGGAGGGTTTGCCGATGATCGGTTTGCCGGAGGTGGACGCCCCTTTGATGGCGATCACCAGGCCGCGATGCTGGCGGGTGAACTGCAATACATCGTCGGTCAGATAGCCCGCATCAATGGCGGCGGCGGTGATTCGGTAGGTGTGGTCGTGGGCGTCCTGAAACGGGTTTTTCAGGGCGTCATCCAGAATCGCCCAGTCGCCGGGGCGCGTCGGGTCCGCCGGCAACTCTACATAGTCAATCACCCAGCAGACGCCGCCGCGACCGTGGCCGAGCACGATCAGGGCGAACCGGTCCTTTTGAACGTCAATCCCGGCGGTCAGCAGTAGGCATCCGGGTGGAATGGTGCGTGGTTCGTAACCGCCGGCCCGTTCTTTGAGTTCGTCAAAATCAATCCGGCTTTCCTCGAAGTTATCCCATGTCTCGCCCAGGCTGGTATTGACCCAGGTCTTGTGAGTTTCCGGTGATTTGCGGGAGGCCAGGTAGTCGCGCACCACATCGGACCATCGGCGCCAGGGGCTGTAAAGCTCGTTGACGTGAAAGCCGGCGACGCCGGTGCATGGCCGCTCCGCTATCCATTTCCCCCGCGCCAGCATCCTTGGCTTGTGCTTTTCGTCAATCGCCGCGCCGCATTTATCGCAGTGATAAACGGCGGTATCGGGCCGGTCGGTTTCCCAGTGAATGTTTGCCCACACCAGATGTTGCATTTCGCCGCACTCAGGGCACGGGACGCAGTAGCGACGCTGGTCTGAATCCTGGTAGGCCGCCTCAATACGGGATTCACCTTTGATGGTGGGTGTGGAGCCGAGGACTATTTTCCGGTTGGAGAATGTTGCCGACCGCTTGATCGCCAGGTTGACCGGGTCACCTTCCGCACCGGCTGAAACTGGGAACCGATCCACCTCATCGCACAGCACGATCCGGATCGGGCGCGAGGCGAGGCCGGCGGGGCTGTTGGCGCCGGCCATTGCCAGCGTTCCGCCGGGATACGCCTTACTCAGTAGCGTGTTGCCTGAATCACGGGCGCGGGCATCGGCGACCAGGCCGGAGAGGATTGGCGTATCGCGCAGCATCGGGGCGAGGCGGGTCTTGCTGAATACCTCCGCCATTTCGAGGGTCGGGTTAACCAGCAGGACCGGCGACGGGTCCTGGCTGATGTAGTAGCCCAGGATGTTCAGCAGGATTTCGGTATAGCCGACCTGGGCGCTCTTGATGACCACGATGGTTTGCACCTGGGGATCGTTCAGGACGTCCATCATCCCGCGCTGATAGGGCGCTCTATCGGTTCGCCACTGGCCCGGCTCCGCGCTTGCCTCGCTGCTTAGGCGGCGATGCCGATCCGCCCACTGGCTGACCGTCAACATCGGCGGCGGTTGGAACATCCATCCGGGTATCAGTGCGGTTAGCGCCGGCAACAGCGGGTCGGTAATCGGCGGGGTTGTACTGGTGTAATTCATTGAGCGCCTCGCGGATTAACTCATTGGCGGCGGTTTCTATGGCGGCAAATCCATCAGCGGCCAGTGCGGCGGTCGCCATCCGGTACGGGATCGCCAGCAACCGTTGCCGCGCCGCGGTCGTCATGCCGCCCCAAACGCTGGCGACCAGCGAGGCCGGTAGCAGTTCGCCGGCCAGCACCTTGATTTCCATTTCCACCTTATCGGCCTGCGCGGCGGTCAGCCGGGTCCGCTCTATCGCGTAGTCGCGCTTTTCCTCGCCGGCCCGTCCTTGCAGATATTTGATGTAGTTGTGGGCGCACTGGGTGAGGTTCCAGATGCCTTTATCGCTGGCCGGGATGATCCCGCTGTTCGCCAGGTTATAGACCTGGGGAACGGACAGGTTCAGGAGTTGAACCAGTTGCGGGGTGTTGCCCGGTTCAGCGGCGGGGCGGCGGGGCATTATGAAATCAGCGTCGGCGTCTTGCCGGTATGATCGGCCCAGCGCTGCAACGCGACGGCAACGTAGCCCGGAGATAACTCTATCGCCCGGCAGCGCCGCTTGAGGTTTTCGCAGGCGATGATGGTGGTGCCGGAACCAGAGAATGGTTCGTAAACGAGGTCGCCGGGCTGGCTGTTGTTGCGAATCGGGCGCTCCATACATTCAAGGGGTTTCTGAGTGGAGTGGCCCATACCGGAATCGTCTCGCGCCGGGATCGTCCAAACAGTTGATTGGTCTCGCCCGCCCACGTAATGACCGGTCTTTCCATTTCTGACCACATACCAGCAGGGTTCATGCTGCCAGTGGTAATCGCCGCGCCCCAGCGTAAACCGGTCCTTTGCCCAAATAATCATCGACCGGTGCTTAAAATCACAGGCTTCCAGACTTTCAATCACCTCGCGGGTGAATAACGAAGCGTGCCACACATAAGCCACCTCGCCGGGGAATAACGCCCATGCTTCGCGCCAATCGGCCCGGTCGTCGTTCAGTACTTTGCCCATCTTTTTATCATTGTGGTTGATGCCAGCTTTCTGTCTCCAGCTCGCATCATACTCAACCCCATACGGTGGGTCGGTGACCATCAAATGCGGCCTGTCGTTGCCGAGCAGCAGGGCGACATGATCGGCCCGTGTTGAATCACCACATAGCAACCGATGCTCGCCTAACTCCCACATCTGTCCTTCCTCGACGCCCCACTGTTCCCGCAATTCCTCGGCCCGGTCGGTCTGCGGTTCGGTGTCGCCCTCAGTCTCCGGCTCCCCTTCCAGTTCAATCCCCGCCAGTTCGTCGGCGTCAAAGCCGGTCAAATCCAGATTGAAATCCAGCGCCTTCAAGTCCTCGATTTCCAGCCCCAACAACTCCATGTCCCATTGCGCTTCCGCCCCCGTGCGGTTATCTGCAATCCGGTATGCCTTGATTTGCGCTGAGGACAGGGTGTCGGCAATGTGGACGGGCGCTTCGGTCATTCCCAGCTCAAGGGCGGCGGCATAGCGGGTATGACCGACCACAATCACCATGTCCGTATCAACCACAATTGGTTGCCGCCAACCGAACTCCTTG